ATCATTGCCTTGAGGATTTTGATTTCGACCATGGTTTGATGCCGCCCGGTTGCCCGGACGGCGCTCCGCTTAGGTGATGGTGCCGACGACGGTGAAGGCGCCGGGGACGCGAACACCGACGTCGCAGGTGTAGAAGGCGCGGATGCCGGTGATGCCAGCGGCAAAGTTGGCAAAAGGATTTACGTCGACTTCTAAAACGCCCCATTCGGCCAGGATGGCTTGGCTGAAGTCGCCGAAAATCGCCGTTGCTGCCGGGAGGTTGTTTGAGGTGTGGGCCTGGTAGCCTTCTACCGTTCCGTCGTTGATGTTGCCTTTCCACAGCGTCACCGAGTCCGTCGAGGCGATGCGGGCGCGTTGAGTGAGCAGACCGGCAACGGTCGGCGTGGCGACGTAACGGCAACCGGCGTGCAAGGCATTGGCGGCGGCAACGTCGGTCTGGCATTCAATCAGGCCAGCGAGGCCCAGCGAGGTGCCGGAGACTGCGCCGACACCCGCGGTGCCGATAATGCCGGTCGGCTGACCAGAGGCTCCGGAGCCGGCGAAGACGGCGGCGTCGACCGAGCGGGCCAGGGATTTGGCGAGGTCGTCCATGATGAAGCTGTCGGCATCCGGGGTGGATTGCAGAAGCAACTGGCGGGTGACTTCGGTGTAGGCACCAAGGTTTTTTGGGCGAAGTTGCAAGAGGCCGATGGTCTGTTGCGATTCGGTGATCGCGGTGGATTCCGAGGACAACCAGTAGCCGGTAGCGGCGCCCGTGTGTTTGGTGATGTCGGCATTGCCAACCAGGCCGGACAGGGTGCGCACGCCGATCTCAGCGCTCAACATGCGGGCGCGCAGCATTTCGATAAAGTCTTGCGGGCGCAGCGTGGTGGCGACCATGTTGCCGCCGTTGGCCGCCGTGGCGACCAGCATGTCGCGCTTTTGGACTTCAAGCGGAATGAAAAACCCTTTGCCGGAGCCGGAGCGTTCCACACCGAGGCTGGCAATCTTGGAGGCGACGGCCTTGGAGGCTTCGCGCTCGAAGCCGGCGTCGGCCCAGTCGCCGGTGACCATGGCTTGCACGGCCTTGCGGATGCTGAAGGCTTGCGCTTCTTTGGTGGTCAGGCCAATTTCCGGCTTCCACTGGTTGCCGCGCTTGGCGATCAGGCCATGAATTTCGGCGGTGAAATCTTCGACTGATTTACCAGAGCGGATGGCGGCGTTGGCCATCTCTTTGGCGCCTTCGAAATCGGCGAACTGGTCGCCGATTTTGGCGATGTTTTCAATACGCTGCTGGGCCTTGGACGCGAATTCGCGTTCGATGGCGGCAACATCAACGGGGACTTGTTCCATTTTTTGCTTCTCCTGAATGGGTTGGGTTTTTTCCGCGACGGGCGCGGGTGCTACGGTTTCGGGTTTCGTCTCGCCTTCGGCTGTCCGTCCAATGCCTACGCTGGCATCGGCCGGGACAGTCACCAGCGAGTTTTCAAGCGGCATCCATTCGGTTACGCGATAGATGGCCGGCTGATCCGCAGCCCGTTCAAAAGACCCCGCCGCTGCGTCAAGCTGGCGACGGAATGCCGCGACGTCGCCGGCTGCTTCCCGGTGACACCGGGTAACAATCCGTTCGAATACGCGGCCGTCCAGAGTTCTTTCAATCGATCGACCATCCTTGCCGGTGGTTTGCTCGATCACTTGCTTTATTTCGTAGCCGATTGAGGCTTTGGTGAGGTGGCCGCCCTGTACCAGCTTGATGGTCTTGCCATCGTCGGCCGCCCAGGAGAGCACCACCTGGCCGCGCACGGCGCTGCCATCGGCGATGACGGAGCCGGCGACGTGATGGCCACGCAGGGCATCCCAGTTGTGGTTGTAGAGGATTGGCCCACCGTCATTGAGACGGGATAAATCAACGCACTCGGGGCGGCAATCGAGGATTTCGACCCCCCACCACCGCTCATAGGGCAGATCGCTGGCGAAAGCCATGTCGACGGTTAGGTCCTGGCCGTCTTGATGCTCGCTTTCGCGGCGGGTGATGCGGTGTTCTCGCGTCAGGCTCATAGATTTATCTCCATGAGCGCCTTTTTACGGATTTAGCGCGAAACGTTTAAGGCACGGCAGTTCGCGGGGTCGGAATGAAAAAACCGCCCGGAGGCGGTTTTTTTAGGGCTTAGCGGTTTCGACGGGGAGCCGGCCGGGAATTACATAGCGCGACCCGTCAGGCGCATCGGCCACGCAACGCAGGGTGTAGACGGTGCCGTGCTGGCCACCGACAACCTTTTGCCGCACCTCGGCGCCGCTGACGGTTGGGCTACCGGAGAGCATGGAGGTGGCGGCCGCATCATCTTTGCCCTCGGTGGCGTAAATGCTGACTACCGGGTTGGTGATACTGGCGGCAAGGGCAGAAAAGTCGAATTCCAGGGTGATTATTTCGGCTGGGTCTTTGTTGGGCAGGCTCATGATTTGACCTATGTCAGGTGGGGCGCGTTAGGCGGTAGGATCTGGCAGGTGCCCTGATGGTATAAATTGCCAGGGCGTCATTGAGGGTGGCTCCGTTTGAGGCGGCGCCGGCCGATAGGCTTGATGATCCGGTCAAGGTTGCCCCAGGTGCCGTGGCGTCTTGGCTTCCGGTCGCAGTGCCTGCCGATATTGTGCTGCTGCCAGATAACGTTACCCCCAGCGCGAGCGCATTGAAATGCAAAACGCAGTTACTCGCAACGAACTGGCCCCCGTCATCCTGATTGAAGAAGTTTTAACCAAGGCATCAGCAAAAGTCGCTGGAATATTCGACGCCATCCCCGGCATGGTCCGCCGCCGCTTCCCAGCGCTGACCGCTGATGTCATTGACGAGATCGCTAGTGAGGTAGCGCGGGCGAGAAATATTGTGGCCAGCATCTCACTGGCCGATCTTGACGACGCAGATCCCGAGTCGGACCAACCCGAATCAACCATTGACGCCTGAAAATGGACCTGTCCGAGCCCACCCGCTTTTCCATCCCCGCGCTCACCAAGCACATTGAGCGCGGCTTGGGGTCGTTCGGCGTTCCCGAGCCGATGTCGCTTGACGAGTGGGCCTGCGAACATTTCTATCTTTCCGCAGAATCCTCCTACGTTGAGCAGAAATGGAATCCGTGGTGGTTTCAAAAACCTATCATGTGCTGCATTTCAAATGATGATATTTACGAAATTGACTGGCGCAAGTCCGCCCGTACTGGGTACACCAAAATCATCACGGCAGCGATGGCCTACAATGCCAAGCACAAGCGCCGCAACCAGGTCATGTGGCAGCCGACCGATGACGACCGAGACGAGTTCGTCAAGACCGAACTGGAGCCGATGCTTCGCGACGTGAAGTGCATGCAGGAAGTATTTACGGCGCACCTGGCCAGAAACAAAGACAACACGCTGCAGGCCAAAAAGTTTCTCGGCTCTATCCTCCACCTCAAAGGCGGAAAAGCCGCCAAAAACTACCGCCGCATCTCCGCCGATGTGGCCTACCTGGACGAATACGACGCCTTCGACAGCAACATCGAAAAAGAGGGTGATGCCGGTGGTCTGGCTGCCAAGCGCGTCGAAGGCGCCACCTTCCCAAAGATGGTTTTCGGCAGCACCCCAAAGCTCAAAGGCTTTTCAAACATTGAAAAACGCGAGCGCGATGCAGAAATATTCCTGCAGCCCCACATTCCCTGCCCGGAATGTGGCGAATTCCACCCGCTAACCTGGGGCGGAAAAGACGAGCCGCACGGCCTCAAGTGGACCGATGATGACCCGGAAACGGTCCGCCATCTCTGCCAACACTGCGGCGCGCTGATCGATCAGGCCGCTTACCTGAAAATTTCAGCAGCTCACACAGGCCGCTACCAAGCCGAAGACGGAACCACCCTCGATCTTGCCGGCGTTTTCAGAAACCCCCAAGGTGAAATCATCCGCGCCCCGCGCCATGTTGCATTCCACGCCTGGAGCGCCTACAGCCCCAACGTATCATGGGAAAATATCGTCCGTGAATTCCTCGGCGCCGTGCGTGAATCGGGCGAAGGGAAAAAGGAAAAATTACAGACCTTCACCAATACCACTCTGGGCGAATACTGGTCCGAAGCGTTTGAAAAGTCCGATGAAAACGAACTCCGGGCACGCGCCGAACCCTTTCCCCTGGAGCGCTGCCCCATGGGCACGCTGCTGCTGCTCGCCGGCATTGATACCCAGCCCAACCGGCTTGAGTGCCAAGTCTGGGGCTATGGTAAAGGCTGTGAAAAATGGACTATTGCCGACCGTGTATTTTTTGGCAACCCTGACGAAGATGAGGTATGGGAAGACCTCGAGGAATTCCTCTTTGAAACAGAATTCCCCCATGCCGCCGGCACTACCCTGCGCATTTCCGGCGCCGCTATAGATAGCCGTGGCCACAATACCCACGCCGTCTACAACTGGGCAGCCAAGCATGCCCGTAAAAAGGTATTCGCCATCGCCGGTCGCTCCGGCCGTGAAAAGCATATCAAGGATGGCACGACAAAAGTCGATATCGACTGGCGCGGTCGACTGCGTAAAAATGGCCTGATTTTGTGGTGGGTGGGCACCAACCACGCCAAAGACTTGATCTATGGACGCCTGCAGATCACCCGCCCCGGCCCTGGCTATATCCATTTCAGCGATGAGCTGAGCGACGAATGGTTCAAGCAATTCACTGGCGAGGCGCGCACCACCCGCCGCAGTCAGCGCGGGAGCGAGGAGTCATCCTGGACAGCCACCCGCAAGCGCGTCGAAAAATGGGACTGCACGGTATACGCCGTCTGGCTGGAAACACATTTCGAGCTGGCCAAGAAGAGCGCCAAATTCTGGGACGACCTGGCGGCAAAGGTGCAGCCAGCAGTTGGCGATCTCTTCGCCCAACCGCAAACCGTCACGCACATCCCAGAACCCCCACAAAAACCAGCGGCGCCCGCCCACCCGCGCCAGCGCCCAACTCACCCCGCATTCCCAAAACCCAACATCGGATGGTAGCCCCGTGGATTTCCTCGCCTTCGTCCTAGATCTGATCGCCGCCGAAACCAACATCCCGCGCGAACAATTCAAGTCCCTCGAGCGCAAGCTGCGGGTCGAACATGGTGGCGACCGCCGCTACATCGCCAGCGCCCTCGCCATGGAAGTGCAAGAGCGTCATGCTGCCGTCTGGGCAGGATTGCGCAAAGGCCAAACCCCGCGCGAAATCTCCGAATGCACTGGCCTGTCGCCCCGCCGCGTGCAGCAAATCATCGCGCGAACTCCCATGCCTTAAACGTTTCGCGCCCGGCGCGTAAAAGGTGGCATGGCCACTACCGTACCCACCTCCATCCCGGCAAGCGTGCGCGCCGGCGATACCGTCACCTGGTCGCGCAATTTAGCCGACTACCCGGCCTCCGCCGGCTGGGACATCACCACCACACTGGTCAAAGCCGGCGCCAAAATCACCATCGTCTCCGCCGCCGCCGGTGACCTGCTGGCAGGTCTCCGGTTCGATCCGATTATTGTGCTCGGCAAGAATTCCTTGCCACCAATTAAGAGCGTCGGGCGTCTTATATTCGTCCAGATCGATGACAAAGACGTTGTTTGACGCCCGCCCGGAAAGGATTCCCATGTTTGGACGTCGGGCGTGTTCTCCACGCGTCGCGTACCAGCGCTCGAAAGTAGCAT